TACTTTTTTAGAAGTTGCATAAGCGGTCTCTGCTATTGCATGGCTTCTAATACTACATGTACATTCCCATCTTGGATTACCTTCATTATCATATACTTGTTCATTAGATAAATCATAATCCGGCATTGAGACATAACCCTTTTGTGCCAATTCTTGAAGAGTATTAATCGAGTTTTCTAGTGTTAGTTCTTCAGGAAGTTCATCTTTAATGGTAAACAACTCATCATGTTTATCAAGGTCGTTATACGCAATCTCAGCTACATTAGCTCTCGCTTCTGCTTTACTATATGCAATCGCATTGTAGCCAATAATACCTCTCGCTGTATTAAGTTTAAGAAATGCAATGTAACTTCCATCAAATCTAAGTTGAAACTCATACTCTGGGATTTCACCATTCTCTTTTTGATTCCACTGTTGAACTAGGCTAACATAGTCGTCATCATCAGTAAATCCATGTGTCAAGAAGTGGTCCATATTTAACATAAAGTTAACCGAGTTTTCAAGTTCATCTGGATGCCAGTTCGAGTCTATTGCGATTGCTCCTAAGATTGCTTCAAATAGGTCCTCTTTAACTGAATCCTCATTTTCCTTATGTTGTTGGATATCCCCTTTTCCCATGAAGAGAAACTCTTTAAATCCTAGTTTATCAATTCGATGTGCAAGCATCTTTTTATTAACTAATTTCTTCTTGATGTTCGTTAAACTACCTTCATTTGAATAGGTATCAACGACAAACTCATCATCAGTTTCTTCTGCATCAAAGTCATCAAGTTGTGATTTGGTATAACCATAACGATCCATAAGTATTTTGGTTACGTAAAAGTCTAAAACCCTATCGCCTACAAATTCTAAAACCTCGTTGTTCTCACCACCATTTTCCTCTGAGTAAGAACGCCTTGTAAATGCCTGGAATAACAAATCAATATTGTCAAACCAATAACTAATCTGTCTCTGAACATCTTCTAAATGCTCGTTTAATTCTTTCATTTGATATATCCTCCGATTTTTTATATTTTGTCAGGAAGATAAACAAAAAGCCTATCAAAGAAGGTATACCAATCCCACTAGATGGACTGTTACCTTTTACCATAGGCTTTTAACTTTGCAAAATGTTTATATAAATCATGATCATTTAATAGAATCCCACTTGCATAAGAAACATTAAATCGATTCTGTTTTATATCCCAATTTTGAGACCGTCAAAGCCATTTATCTCTTGACATTTTTATTATACTATCTTTTGTTATTTTTGACAATAGTTAAACCAAAAAGTCTACCAACTATTCGATTGGTAGACCTCAATTTATCTAATCTTCGATTCAATACCATTATGAAACCTGAATGTAATACTTGAGTCTCTATGTACTGTTGCCCCATCTACTAAGAGCATCCAAATACGCTCGTTCCAATCACTAAGTTCATCTTCTGATTCAGATAGGCTTGCAATAAAAGCTTTCATTCTAAGTGCTTGTCCTTGTCTGTCATTTCTTTGTTTAAGAAGTTCATCTCGTTTGGCTTGCAACTTATCGTAGCGACTTGATAACTCTTCATACTTCTTGTTGTAATTATCTATGCTATCACTTGTTTTAGAGTTTTCATTCACCAGCTTACTTACCAACTCTGAAGTTACGAATAGTTCATCATCCATATCTGAAATTTCATCATCAATCTTTTTTGTATCAGTCAGTAATTCGATGATTTCTTCTGAATCTTGAATGATCCTTCTCTTATCTTCCATAACGAGATTATAAGCCTTGAGGAACTTGAGTTTAATATCCTCTTCTTTAAGATTAGGTGTTAGACACTTTTCTTTATGTTTATGAAACTTATTATTGCATTGATAAACGAACCTTGAATACTTGCTGTTGGAATGCCATTTCTTCTTGCCATAAAAACCACCACAGTCCTCACAGATCAGTTTAGATGCGAATACATCTGATGAAGAATATTGTGCGCCAATTCGTTCTCTTCTTTCAAGTTCAATTTGCACTTGTTCCCACATATCTCTATCAATGATTGCTGGATGATTATTTTCAACATAATATTGTGGTATTTGACCGTTGTTCTTAACTATCTTATGATCGAGGTAGTTTTCAGTATATGTCTTTTGGAGTAATGCATCGCCTTTATATTTTTCATTGGTCAGAATTGAATTGACTGTATTTTTTGTCCAGTTAGCTGCTTTTCCTGATGGCGTTTTGATATGTTTTGACTTTAGGTAATTTGCTATGCCTGTTGCTGTCTTTCCTTCAACCAAAAACATCTTATAAATCATTCTAACAATCACTGCTTGATCTTCGTCTATCACAATCTTATCATCTTCTTTCTTGTACCCTAGAAACGCTTTATAAGCAAATGACACTTTACCTTGTTGAAAGCCGACTCTTTTACCCCACGTCACATTTTGACTGATTGAGCGTGATTCTTCTTGTGCGATGGATGCCATAATGGTTAAGATGAGTTCGCTCTTCGGATCTAGTGTCCATAGGTTCTCTTTTTCAAAGAAAACTTCAATACCGTTATCTTTTAATTTTCTAACATAAGAAATAGTATCCAGTGTGTTTCTAGCAAACCTAGATATCGACTTGGTAATGATAAGATTAATCTTTCCATTCAATGCGTCATTAATCATCTTGTTGAAGCCTGCGCGTCTTTTCGTATTGGTCCCAGATATACCTTCGTCTGCATAGACGTTTGTATATTCCCAATCAGGTCTATCTTGGATAAACTTACGGTAATAATTCACTTGAGCTTCATAACTTGTATATTGTTCATCTGCATTTGTAGAAACTCTAGCATAGGCTGCAACTTTCTTTACATGGATTTGATCATGTGGCAACTGTGTTAATGGATTGATAGTTGATGGAATCACTGTAACTTTAGCCATTGTTTACACCACCTTTATGTTGTTTAAGTGCTCTTAATCGTGCTTGTTCTTTCATTTCAGGCGTCCAACTATCACTTCTAGATGTTTTCCAGTGGTAGTCTATACTCGTTCCATCTTTCATTTGAAACGAAAGTCTATTGTTGGGCATAACCAATATCATTTCAACTTTTGAATTAAAGTAAACTTCATTGAATTCATTTCTATTTAGAATACTATTTGACGCTTCTATAATTTTGCTATCAGGTACTTGCTTTGCAGTACATGCTGTTTTTCCTTTAGTAACAGCAAGAGAACATCTCCACACCTCATTATGTGGAGTTTTTTTATACGTATAAGCTCTACCACACACACCACATCTAATCATTCCACGAAATACTCGATGTTTTTTTGTTGGATTGGGTTGTATTTTTTCTGCCTGTTTTTTTCTTATTTTCTGAACCTTATTAAACATTTCTTTGCTGATAATTGCTTCATGATTGTTTTTTACTATATATTTATCTACCTCACCATAATTAACTACTTTTCTTTTAGATAGATGATCCTTTCGAAATGTCTTTTGAAGCATCAAATCACCTGTGTAGTTATAATTTGATAGTATTTGCATGATGGTGGAACGATTCCATCTTGGTGACTTCTGTGGGCTAATTCCTCTTGCAGATAGTAATTTACCTATTGTGTCTGCACCATTGCCATCAATATATAGTTGATAAATGAATTGTACAATCTTAGCTTCTTCTGGAACTAGAATCAATCGTTTGTTTTCAAGGTCATATCCCAAGCAAGGTTTACCACCCCACATGATCCCTTGTTCAAAATCTTTCTTAATTCTCCATTTCATATTCTCTGAAACGCTTCTTGACTCCTCTTGAGCAAAAGTAGCTAAAAAGGTCAATATCATTTCACCTTCTCCACTAATGGAATGAATGTTTTGTTCCTCAAAGAATACATCAACATTGATCGCATTAAGTTCTCTTACTGTTTTTAATAATGTAACTGTGTTTCTAGCAAACCTAGATATGGACTTCGTGATGATCATATCAATCTTACCAGCTCTGCAATCCTTTAGTAGTTGTTGAAACTCTGTTCTAGCGTCCTTCGTACCAGTTAAAGCCTCATCTGCATAAACGCCTACAAATAACCATTCAGGATTTTCTTGTATGAGTTTCTTATATTGGTTGACTTGTGCTGAGAGTGAATGAAGCATTGCATCTTTACCACTAGATACTCTTGCATAAGCAGCAACTCTTTTTTTACTCGCTAATTTGGGTAATGCGTTTAATTTGGTTACTGTTTTCTTTGTCATAATTTACCTCCTCTTCCGATACACTATATATCACTCTTTTTGAAGGTATAGTCAAGTCAATAAGTCGGTATAGATTACCTTTTTTGATACAATACTTATCTGCTAAAAAAGACTCAGCTTTTAGGTAGTCCTGCCTTGTCATGATTCCTTTTTCAAACATTAATCTTATGGGTGTTATGGATAAAAAATACTTTTCAAGATTAGTGCGTTCCATGATGCTTATCTTCTCTATGTTTCTGATTCCACCATTGCCATCTGCAGGTATCAGAACAGAATACTTTTTTCTTTTTACCCTTTACAGATTTCATGGTGATTCCACAGTATTTGCATGTGCTAACCAATAAATCTTCTTCGTTGATTTTTGCAAGTGTATATCTCACCGCACTCGCAGTCATAGATAACTCTTTGGCGATTCTTTTATATCCATATCCCAGTTTCTTCAATTCGTTTATCTTATTTCTCAAATCGTCATTCATAAGATCAACCTCCTTCACTAGTTAAATGGCAAGGTTTGATCCTATTTGCCGGTAAAAATAAAAAAAACCTCATGCAAAGGATAATTCCACATACATGAGGTCTGTTGTTATTTATTTAATTGCTCTTTGATAATTTTTTCTGCTTCAGATAGAGTCTCTTTGCCTTGCATCTTGTTGCTAAAGGAAACATAGTCGTCTATGATTGCTTCAATCTTTGATTGGTTGGTCTCAACAAACTCGACCGCCTTTTCTGTGGAACCTGTGATGTTACTAACCCATTCACTTAAACGTGAGATAACAGCTAACTTTTTATCATCACCAGCGAGATAGGTCTCACCTTTAGTTTTCGCTAATTGATTCTTTTCTTCTACAATCATAATAAATTCTTTGATCGTCTTTTGTACACTATCATCAAAAACAATATCTTTTGCTTTATTGACGAGATCATATACATTTTCAGCAGTGTATTTAAGGTCTTGTTTGACCTCTTTGATAATTTCGTTTAGTGATTGATCCTTACTTATTTTCGATGTCACATAAAGCGCTAGTAATAATAGTGAAATTATCAGTAGTAATATTTCAAGTGTTGTCAATTTCTTTTCCTCCTAAATGTTTATAGATGTTAACTTGAGAATCTTC